AAACATAAGATCCCAAATGCCAAGTTTTTCACTTGCTTGCCCAATGGTATTTCCTGTCTGCTTTTCCCATTTTGCCCACTCAGGCGGTTGGGCTACATAAGTTGCTTGCTCGCCTGAGTTATATTCAATTGTAATTGGTAGTTTCATTAGTTGCTCCCGTTTCTAATTATTAAGCGAAGTTCTCTGCTGGCACTCCAATAACTTGGAATGTTAAAGATACTGTTTGTGCATCTGGTGCGGTTCCACCTGCTGATGGCCAAGTTGGTAAAACTTGGAATGAAAATACGGCGCCTGATGCTGCGGTAAATACGGTGTTGATTCCTGTATTTGGTGAAGCCTCTGCAACGCCCCATAGAATCTCGCAAAGTGATCCTGTTGCGCCCCAGTCTGCCAACATTTCAACGGCAAGGGTGAAGTTGTTATCGATTACCTTGAAAGATTTGCCATCTAGTGTTTCATAAGTTTGACGATTCATTTCGCCAGTTAGTGTTGCACTTGTTGCTTGTGCGTCGAAAGTGTTACCGCCGATTGTGAAGGTAACATCCCGACCAGTTATTACGGTGGTAGCCATTTCGCTCCTTAGGTTGTTTGGGTGTAGTAGGTTGAAACATTTATATCAGCGATCAACATTGTTGACGCGCCGACTTGTGTAACTGTTGGTCTTTCGACCGATCCGACAACATATCCTGATGGGATAACTGCCAGAATGCTCATAATTAGTTGCTCTATGTTATCAAGTGATGCAGGGTTTGAATGGTAAGCAACTGCTGCGGTTATTGTTAAATTTATTTTTGCACGAATTGTTTGTTTGCCAATTGTGTCTAATTCAAGATAAGGTGATGCAGGAACAAAAACAATCGCTGGAGTTTGTGGCGCCTCAGGAACATGATTGTAAACATTGGCTGACAATGCAGAAAAGGCAGTTGCAAGAGGTTGTCTAACTGCTGATAAAATTGTTGACGCTGGCATTATTGAGCCATTGTTTCGGTGTCAATGTAACTGCCTAATAATCCTACACACTTGTTCCATAAATTTCGGCCCATCCTGAACGGAGTGCTGGTAAAATCAACACCTTCGATTTGACCGCCTGCGGCTACTCTTGCTTGAAAGACTTCGACTGCAACTGCATAAACTGCTGCAATGACTGATTGATTACCAACATAAGTTGCTGCGTTTGATAGGGTGGCAACGCCTGAAGGGATGACATTAACTTCGAGAACATCGGCGTTAGTGATTGCGGCACTAAATGTAAATTGTCCAAGGTTGTTTGCCAAAACTGTTCTTGTGCCATTGTATGGTGTTCCACATCCTGTAATGACAACTGATTGTCCTTCAGTAAATTCATGGATTCCAACTGTTGTAAATGTGGCAACATTATCGTTTAATTCTGTTTTTTGAATAAATGACTTGTATGAAACAAGCATTGGCAAAATGACCTGCTCACTTGCATCTATGATTCCATTTAAATAACTGTCATCATAAAGAGAAGAACTTACGCCCAACACGGAACGCAACTGGGTTGCGGTAATTATTGACGGCATAAGTTCCTCTCTAATCTCCCGTTAAAGGATGCCTGAGATCGGGAGCAACCCCAGGCACTCAGTTAAATTACGCTACGAACAATGAACGGAATGCTGTTGGGTAGCGATTAACTACGCAAACATAACCGTAAATTCCAATCTCGATACGGCCATTTGCAACAATGTTAGCGCGAATATCGAATGTTCCTGACTCATGGAATCGCATTGCTTGTGCTGGATAAACTAATGCAGCCTTATCGCCAACATTGTTTCCAGTATAGTTAGGATCAACAACCAATGAAAGTCCTGCGACTGTTCCTTGTGTTGAACCTTGTGTTACTAATCCTGCTGCATTTTGTGGTGCTGCTGCTGCAAACAATGGACGGCTTGAGCCATCAACTGCTCCTAATAGATTAGCGAAGTCAATGTTTGTATATCCACCTGATGGCGCAACCATTAGGCGGTTTGGTGTAAAGCGCATTACTCCGTAAGAATCTGCGATTCCGTCAGCGATTGCTTTGTAAATTGAAGTTCCTGATGATGCACCTGCATTATCTGCTGCAATCTGCGCTGCATAAGCATCTGTCTTTTGTGCGTAAGATGCGGCCAACTCTCTTAAATAAAGTTCAATAAACCCAGGGTCAGACCTATCTGCGAGTTCTTGATTTATTACCCCAGCGCCAGCAAACTTGACAACTGTATCCTCTTGAAAGGTTACTGTTGTATCTGTTGAAGAATACTCATTGCCTTCAGCAGTTAGTGCAACTGTTGCTTGTGTTCCCAACTTAGGAGTAAAGATTTTCATTCCTGTTGCTGGTAGTGGTGCGCGCTCAATTGAATCAATGAATGGACGGCTTGCGTCAATTACACCGATAATGTCGCGTAGATAGTTTGGTGGAACCATTCCTGTATTCTCAGAAACAGTTGCGATCTGTAATGCTGCGACTAGATCGCGGGCATCAGTATCACCTTGGATTGCTCGAATTTGTGCTGATACATATTGGCCAGCAGTTACATTTGTGTCAACGCGTGGCTTTGTGTAAGCCATGAATGTTGATGCTGTAACAACTGGTGCTTGTGCCGCTTCTACCGCTTCGGTGGCGATAGGGGCCTCAGAATTTACTTCTGACACTTGTTGCTCCTTTGGTTGTTCATCCGTAGCGGTTGCTTCGGAATTTTCTGGTGTTTCACTTGCTGCAACTTCAGCAACACGGGCTGAATCAATTGCTGGTTGAGTTACCAATGAAACTTCTTGAAGTGTGCTTGATTTAATTCTTAACACGCCTTCCTCATTTTTCCATTCGTTAATTTTAACTCCAACTGAAAATCCGTCGCGTAATCCAGTTGCGGCTTCTTCCAATGCGTCATCCGCTCTAAAAGTTTTAGCCAAACGAAAGGTTGCTTCCAAGCCTGTATCTGTTGCAGTTATGTCAATTAGTTTTCCAAGTGGCTTGGTAATTTCATGCTCAAGTAACAATTTAACTGGCTTGCTAAAATCAATTGAATCTTTTTCAAATACTGTTGCGCCAGCGCTAGTCGAGCCGCGTTCTTCCCAGGTTACAATCTTTCCTGAGATGGTTCTCTTATTCGTGTCAGCAGCAGTTATTTCAATCGGGAAGTTTATTTTCATCGGATTAGGTCTTCTTCCTCTTGGATTTGTTCAACGCTCATGGCGCCGATTCTGTTTAGTATTTCGTAAACTTGCGCTCGCTCTAATGCTGAACCACGCAAGAAGTCATCAATGTCAAATCTAACTTCCATGCCGTTTGGCACAAAATCAGCCATTGATAATCTTTGTTCAATTGCAGTTAAGATTGGCCGCAATGAAAAATCAATAAGTGCTTTTCTTTCGGCAGTCATGTTTGAATATGTCATTGAAGTAGTTTCAGCAGATACGAATGATGCAGGAATGCCTGCTGCTCTTGCAATTTCTAATGCCAGATATTGTCTTGCTTCATTTAATTGTAATTTAGCAGGATCGAAACCAACGGCTTGTAATTCAACATCAGAATTTAAAAATGCCGTGGACCGTGTATTTCGCGCAACTTTCCATTGTTCTAATAATTTTGAAATTCTTTCAGCAGTTAACGGTGCGCCGTTTGCTTTTAATGCCATTGTAGGCATTGGTTCTTTTGCATAAAGTTCTGCTGCATTTTCTAATGCAAGTGCGGCTTTAATTGTTCTGCCTGCTCGATTTAAAATTCCTTCATCAAGTCCGTTGAAAACAATTAAACTTCCAGGACCAAACGGTGGAACTTTTTTACCGTCTACGGTGTAATACTCGATTTCAGTTGAGTTTGCATTTAAACTTGCAAAAACTCTATTTGGTGCAATTCTTGTCCATGATCTAATTCTTGATCCATCAGTTAAAGAATAATTTTCGAGAACCATTCCATAAGCGATTCCCCCTAAAAGTAAATCTTCAGCCATCCAACTATAAATCGCTGAACCTGCAACTCTTGGGTCTGGCTGCATAATTACGCGTTGCGGTCTTACATGTTCATTAGTAAAATGATTGTATTGTTCTAATGGTAAACTTCCAACTGTTGAACAAATTATATTTCGTGCGCGAGCGCCAGCAGGAACTGCCATAAATTGTTCTCTTGATGCAGTTGAAG